AAAGCAAAATGCCACGCAACGCATCATGTTGGCACATGTTCAATAGAAGACTGTAACGAACCCATAACTAATGCTCAAAAGCAAAGAGGGTATGACAACGGCTTGTGCCGTAAACATTCCATTAGAGAACAGTCTAGGAAAAACGCAATCAAATACAGGCAACGTGATAAGGATAAAGTTTACAAACTACTTGGTTCTGTCTGTGTTAATTGCGGTGAAGCAGACCCAATGTTTTTAGAAATAGATCACGTTGCAAATGATGGTAGACAGCATCGAGAACAAGTCAATTACAAGTGGGGCGCGGATCATAAGAGAGCTACATCAATGCACCCAAGACACTACCTCAAATACTTGCAAGACAACCCAGAGGGTCTGCAAATACTTTGCGCTAACTGTAACAAAGCAAAGGAACGAAACGGCGGCGTACTCTACATGAGACCAGCCGTAGCGGCATAATGCTCACCAGAAGGAAAAGATTTTGACCGAAACAACTAATAAGATAAGATTCCCCGGCTCAACAGCGAATGGAGGTTGCATGAACAGCGATAAGAAGTTCGACCGTGCCTTGTGTACGCTTATGATATGCGGCACCGTCATGGTGTTTTTAATGATCGTCGGGAGCGCCTTAACATGAGTATGGCAGGGGATCTATTCAAAGGGTATGGAATGGTCAGGAAGCTGGATAAGGTTGCAAAGCTTACCGCGGCAGGGCTCACGGCCCATGATCCAGATTTCAAAAGAATTTGGCATGAAAAGGCCATGGAACTGTCCGCGACACATGATTTAAAGTATAGTTTCAGGAAGAATCTTTATGAGCGCGAGAAGCTTCCTACTTAGAGTTTCACTGGGCGGGCTCCTCTGCTTCGGTACGGCTGACTCCCCGTCCGTGGCAGAGGGGTCCGAATTATTCTGCATGGCGGAAGCCATATATTTTGAATCCCGAGGGGAACCGGCCATCGGCCAACTGGCGGTAGGCATTACAATAAAAAATAGATTCCAAAGCAGACGATACCCTGATAATATATGCGACGTGGTGCGCCAAGGGAGGTATTTTCGCGGCTCACCAATTCGAGATCAATGTCAATTCAGCTATTTTTGCGACGGTAAACCCGAAAGAATTACGGATTTTAAGGCGTGGGAAAGTGCCCTCGGCCTAGCGGCACTCGTTCTTAGTTCTCGGGTCGAGGTGGCGGGGCTGGAGGGCGTTACACATTACCACTCCGTAAAGGTGACGCCGCACTGGAGTAAGAAGCTGCATTACAAGACAACCGTGGGGAGACATTTATTCTATGTTAAAAAGGGATCGGGTATGTGAGAAATGCGGCTGGGTATCTGAGTTTATGTACGAAATACGGAAGACGAAACACTATTACTGCTCCAATTGCCACAACCAACAATTCAGCCACACTATAGTATTAAATTTTACAAATAAAAATATTTCACAAGCCGAGATTCTAGACGGGACCGGTGATCTTATGGAACCTTTACTGTAAGTCCTTATATACAAACATTTTTTAGGAACTTTTTTGTATCATATGTGGGGTGCACACAAATGCGCTCATGTAACCTTTTTTAGTCCTTTTTAGTTTATTTCCACCACATTTTGTTTAAACTAACTAATAGTACCTGTTTTTGGGTGCGGAGTTAATGTTGTGTGGCGGAACCTTGGCGGGACCGCGTTGTTTTAAAAGGATTTTATGCCATGGTAGCTAAGAATACGGCGAATAAGAAGCTGACAAGAAAACAGGAAAAGTTTGTTAAAGAGTTGGTTTCTAACGATGGCTTGATCACCAATCGAGAAGCGGCAGAGAGGGCGGGCTACCCAGCTTCGAGCGCCCATACTCGGGCCTATGAACTTATGAACCCAAACAAATGCCCTCACGTTGTGGCTGAGATCAAAAGATACAGAGATGAACTTGATGAGAAGTATGGTGTAGATTTTAAACGCCATATCAGGGATTTACAGAAGATCCGAGATTCCGCTTTAGAAGCTGGTGCCTACAGCGCGGCAGTGCAAGCAGAGTATCGTCGGGGCCAAGCGCAGGGGGACATTTATATTAATAAAAGCGAAATCAGGCATGGAACTATTGATCAAATGAGCGCAGAGGAAGTTGAACGTGAGCTACAGCGAATTAGAGAAGGTTTTGAAAAGGTCATCGACATCACACCAGACAAGGTCGAAGAAATTACAGCCACTGGAGAAAAGCCTATGGCAATTATTGAATCAAAGCCTGTTAAAATTGAATCGGGGAATAGAGACAACGCGGCTTGAAAGCTGGTCAATACCTGGAGTTCCTGATGTTGTTTGCTGCAATGAGCGCGGCGACTTCACGTTCATGGAATTAAAAATTGTCAAACGAAATAAAGCAAACCTCTCACCTCATCAAATTGCGTGGTTATCTCGTCATTCTCATGCAAACGTTTTTGTGGTTACTCTCGATACTTATATGGGTATTAGCCTTTTTGCTGGTGGGGATGCTGTTGCTTTGTGCGTGGATGGCGTGGCAGCCGTCCCGGTGCTGGCGTCGTTTGAAAAGCCTTACGATTGGGAAACCTTCTGGAATTTGACTTGCGGCACACCTTAGTATAGGATTAGTCTTATACTTTAAACAGGAGTCGAATATTATGTATGACGATGAACAAACAATGACCGAATCGGATTGGGATTGGCAAGACGCTAAAGAGCGTGGTTCCCACCGCCCCGATAGTTACTGGGTTCTTACCGACAGGGATGTTTGGCATAAGAATCCGTTTTACGTTCCTTCCATTAATTGTCTCGGTATAAAAGAGCCGCCACATCCTCACCCAGAGGATGAACGCTACGAGCCGGTGGTTCATGCTAGATCCGTTATTGATTTCTTAACCAACAGTAATCAACCTGAGTTTATGCCCGAGGAGTGGGTTCAGACTGCGTCGGGCCCAAAGAATATTTATGCCGATGATAGTGGGGAGGATGACAATGTCCCATTCTAGACCATACAAGGGTTTTAAGAATCTGCGGCTGCAAAGATACTGGTTCGATGTTCCGGGAACCACAATGCATGTTAACACTTGGGAAGGTATTTGCACTGACTTAGGAGTTGATCCTAATGAGGAAGGAAATTATCCCGAGTATCTTTTAACCCATCTCGCGGTTATACATGAGGGCCCTAGAAATGAATGAAACAAACTGGTCGAAGAAAACCGGCGATGATGTCCCTCGGATAAAAGGAGATTCAATCCGTATCGAATGGCATATCTCCGATGTTAAAGAAGGCAACCAAGGGCTCACCGACGATCAATGCCGAGAGGTTTTGCATGAAGTGGCTGGAAACCATAATGCAGATATCGGCATTAACTGGAATATTATCGACGCTACGGTAAACCAGTTGTTTTCCCGACAACTTGACTTGTTAAGTGGCCTTACTTCCTATAAGAGTAATCTTATAAACTTAGAACAGGAGTCGAAATATGAAAACTAAATATCAAGAACACCACTGGTTCGGTAGTACTCCATACGATTGGCACGTTCACAATGATCTATTCCAATGTTTTGATACGTTAAACCGTCTAGCCAATTCGACAGGCGGAAAAATGGAAACCATCCCGTATTGGTTATTCAAAATCCCGTACGATATCAGTAAGAATTACAAAATCAATTACGGTGCTGCCGCAAGGAGTTGACGCGGAACTGATCACCCAAGGTGATTTTGATATAAAAAAGAACTTAAAAAAAACACGGGGGAAACCGAAGGAAGATCAAAGCAATTACGGCGAAGGGGCTTGAGATGGAAATAGGCGGACAGCCGGTTGCCTCTGCAACCTTTATTGTAACCAAGACCATTTTAAATAAATCAATCCAAGATTGTAACGCGGCTATGCGTAGTCTTTTAAAGGACGCCGGTGTAGTTGATTATGATTCATTGGCCCCGGGTGAGAAAGTCAAATTAAAGGGCTTTTTTATAGATGGTACTGAAACAAACATTTCGGCATATAGAGCCAAGAATCGCGGCGATAAACGAATCTGGTTTTCGGGTTTAAAGAACTACGCCAAGCCGGGTGACGTTATGGCGCTCGCTGTAAAAAATGGCAAACTTGTAATTAAGAATCTGACAACCGGTGTATTCATTTTAATCCTAAACTTAGGAGTCTTGAAAGGGGGCGCTCCGTGGCTTGGTTAATTGATTTAATCGCAAAATGGATTCGTAAACGCGGCAAAACATTACCGTAGAAACTACACCATGCTAAACTTGGGCCCGCTTCGCCGGGCTCTTTTTTTATTGTATTGCCGGTTTAAATAGTCTATTTTTATGGGATTAGTTACATACATATACAGGAGTCGAAATAATGTTAAATACTGTTGAACGAAG